ACTTCTCTTTCAAAAGGGGAAAGCTGGTTAGATACAGCAAGTACACAGATCTTTAAAGTGTATGACGGTAGCAATTGGCAGATGCCAAAGGCTGTTGCGTCAACATCTGCATCTGGATTTCCAAGTAATCCAACTGATGGTCAACTGCACTATGACAAATCAGTACCAGGTCTTTATATTTACAACGCAACAACACCCGGCTGGGTTCTTGTTTAAACCTTGTGGTTCATCATGTAATCCCAGATGCGATCTAGCTTCTGGTGAACAGCTTGCATTTCTCTAAGAAAATCTTGTTTGAGAACGTAATCTCGAATAATGGTATTTTCTAATCGGTCGTAATTAGTTTCAATCTTTTCAAACCTGGCGTTAATTCGCTCGTTAAAAGTTGATAGCGACTTAGATAACCCCGTGAATGCTGCAAGCCCTGCTGTGATAGCAGCAATGATGATTTCGGGAGTCATCTAGATAAAATTTCTCTCTACATATTCTAAAGGGTTTAACGATTTAGAATAAACCTAAGGCTAAAAACAAAGCTGTGGCAACTGGATACGAACCTAATATCGAAGGTGCCTTAGCAGTTCTTGTTGATTTAATGCAGGGCAATGGTTTTACGATGACCCGAGCACCATATGCACCCAACTATCGTGGTTTAGTTGATGCATTAATTGATCTTAAAGACGGTTTTCCTACTGTTATTCCTTTTCGGATTGGTTTTGATGCCACAACTTTAGAAGCAGTAAGTGCTGGAGATGCGTTGTATATTCGCCATGCAGATGGTTTGGTTGGTAAAGCAATTGCTAGCACTACTTTAGATCAAAGTTTTGTTGTTGGTTTTGCCGACACAACAAAAGGAGTTGGTGAAGTTGTAAAAGTATTGACCACTGGTTTGATTGCAAAAACAGGTTTAAGTGCTGGCGACCAGTACTTCTTATCGGCTGCTAGTGCTGGAGCAATCACTGCAACACCGCCTTCTGGAGCAGGACGGTATGTAGTTAGTGTTGGAGAAGCTGCTTCTTCAAGTCAGTTGGTTATTCAGCTGGAACCACCTATCTTACTAAGTTAAAATGGCAACACGTAAAGCGATAGCTCTGGTTAGTGGCTTACTGCAGGAGGTTAACACTCCTACAGATAAACTTGATTTAGCTGGAAATAGTACTACTGATCTTGCAGAAGGTACCAATTTATATTATTTAGATAGCCGCTCCAGAGCGTCTATTTCTGTTACAGATTCAGGTGGAGATGGCTCGTTAGCGTATAACAGCACATCAGGAGTTATTACCTATACCGGCCCGTCTGCAAGCGAAGCACGTGCACACTTTAGCGTTGCAGCTGGATCTGGTTTAACTTACAACAGCAGCACCGGTGTGTTTGGCACCAGTGCCATTCCTAATTCTCAGCTTGCCAACAGCTCATTTACTCTTGGCGGGACATTAGTTAGCTTAGGTGAAACAAAGAGCAGCCTGGCTGGCTTCACTTCTATTGAAGCAACCACCTTTAATTCTGCACCTGCTGGCGCTGCTAACAATATCAATATTTCTAGCGGCAGTATTACTTATGAAGGTTCGACCGGACTGAATGGTTTTACAACTGCATTAAGAGTTGTTGATCCCACTGCGGTTAACATCATTAGCTTACCGGATGCAAGTGGTACTGTTGCCCTGCTGACCAGCTTAAGTGCGACTACCACAGGAACTGGTTATGGCAGCCTGACCTATAACAGCAGCACTGGCGCCTTTAGTTTTGCCGTAGTTACAGATGCCAATATCCGTGGTGCCATCTCTGTTACAGACTCAGGTGGCGACGGGTCCCTGAGCTATAACAGTGGAACCGGCGTTATTACTTATACTGGTCCATCTGCTAGTGATGTACGTGCACATTTTAGTGTTGCAGTAGCTTCTGGTCTGACTTATAACAGCAGCACTGGTGTTTTTGGAACCAGCGCTATCCCCAATAGTCAGCTGCAAAACTCCAGCATTACGCTGGGTTCAACATCAATTGCACTTGGTACTACAGCAACAACCATTGCAGGTTTACTGTCCTTAACTTCAGATGCAATCTATGTTGGATCTGTAGGAACTGCTAATAGTATCGTATTAGATTCTTCTGGGATTACATTCGAAGGTTCTGGTGTTGATGCATTTGAAACTGTAGTAACAGTTGAAAACCCAACGGCAGATAGAACTTTTACAATTCCTAATGAAACAGGAATTGCTGCAACACAGGACTACGCTGTTGCTGTTGCAGTTGCATTAGGATAACACTATGGCAACCCAAGTACAATTTAGACGCGGTTCAGCAGGTGAAACTGCTGTTTTTACTGGAGCAGTTGCTGAAGTTACTGTTGATACTTCACAGAATATTTGTGTTGTTCATGACGGTGTTACCCCTGGCGGTTTCCCGCTTCTGCGTCAAGATGGCACCAATATGGGGCTTTCTCCAGGGAGCTTATCAAGTTGTGCCCTTAAGTTTGCAACAGATCCCAACACTGGTTTAATTAACCCTGGCTCTGACCAGTTAGCCCTGGTAACAGGAGGTGTTGCTAGACTTACAATAGATTCAGCGGGTGCAGCAACTTTTACTGGAAACGTTTCTATTGCTGGTAGTTTAACTGTCAATGGTTCGTTTACATCCACTGATAACATTGCTCTTATTGTTGCTCTAAGTTGACATGGCAAGTACTTTTAAAAACAACACCAAATCCAGCTTAGTCACAGCTACGATTACTGATGCATCAGCAACTGTTGTGACGGCAGGTGGTACTGCCACTTTGGTGCTGCTGAGTATTATGGCATCCAATAAGACGGGCAGCAGCGTCAACGTTGATGTTTATTTAGATCGTAATACTGGTGATGATGTTTACCTTGTTCGGAATGCTCCAGTACCAGCAGGTTCTACCCTGGAGTTAATCCTTGGCAACAAGGTTATTATGCAATCAAGCGATAAACTTCAGGCGCGTTGTGATACTGCTACTGCAGCCGATATGATTGTTAGTTATCTTGAGCAGACACCGTAACCATGGGACTAACAGTTAATCACAATACTGCTGCTCTGGCGGTTGAGTTAACTGCATTAAAAACTGAACTAGAAGAAAAGCTGCAACAGATTGATGAGCAGCTTTTGCTTTTAAAACAAACTGTTTTTTGTGCTAATCCGCTTGATACTGATCCTGTTACTTGGGATGAAGTTCGAGCAAAACGTGATCTGTTACTGGTCAACAGTGACTGGACCATGATTACTGGTGCAACAGTTGATCAACGTGAGTGGTCTAAATACCGGCAGATCCTGCGTGATCTTCCTCAAACTTATAAAGGATTGAGTGTTGATCAGATTGTTTGGCCTGTTGAACCTTCTGTTGTTGGTCCTAATACAACTCCAGTAGAATAACAATTATTGACTAAATAAAAACAGTGGCATACTTAGGCAATGATTTGCAGGTAGCGTTTCCCGTCTACCGGAACATTGATGATATTAGCGGTTCTTTTAATAGCGTACTGACAACGTTTGCTTTAACCGTTAGTGGTGTTGCTCCTGTTCCTGCTCCACTGTATTCACAACAGTGTTTAATTTCTGTTGGTGGTGTTGTACAGCGTCCTGATGATAGTGGCAGTGAAGGTTTCCGTTTAAGTGGTGGCAATATTATTTTTGCATCGGCTCCTGCCACAGGTGCTGATTTCTTTGGTGTTATTCTTGCTGGCGCTGATTACGTTAACGCAGGTGGTAACTTCCCTTCTGGTACTGCTGCTGTACCTAGCATTACCTTTAATGATGATTTAGATACTGGTATTTATAACTCTGGTATCAACCAGGTTTCAATTACTACTGGTGGTACTGAACGTTTAAGGATTGATTCTGCAGGACAGATTGAATCTGTTTCCTTAGGTACAGCTGCAGCACCAGCATTTAGTTTTACAACTGATCCAAACACTGGACTCTATTCACCTGGTGCAGACCAAGTAGCCATCTCGACTAATGGCACGCAAAGACTGCTAATTGACAGCGGTGGAAGTTTGGAGTCGTATGGAAACATTAGGGTTATCCGTTTTAGCGCAGCTTCTGTCATCTCCTTTAGAGCCGCAGAAGGGACGCAGGCTTCGCCATCTGCAATCTCTACTGGCTTCAACGTCGGGCAACTTGCTTTTAATGGTTACGATGGCGCAGCGTATAGGCAGATCGCCAACATTGCTGCCGTTAGCGATGGCGCGATTACCTCTACTTCTTCGCCAGGATACCTAGCTTTTTTAACTACCCCATCTGGGACTGCAAGCTCACAAGAACGCCTGCGCATCACATCGGACGGGAAACTAGGTCTGGGGACTAGTAGCCCTGGGAGCATTGTTGACATCAAACTAAATGACACAAACACAACCATTGGCGGGTCCGCCTCTGTTGTGCGTGTCAATAATGGCAGCGGTCAACTCGGCGCTACGTCAGGACTGGAGTTTTTCCACGGTAATGATACTTCCAGTAATACTACGCGACTAGCGGCTGTTTATGGTCGATACGCTTCATTTAACGGGTCTGGACTTGGTGGTGAGTTAATCTTTGCGACTAATACGCCAGGGGACGCAACTATTGATGAACGCATGAGGATTGACTCCTCAGGCCGCGTAGGGATTGGCACTGCTTCGCCTCCAGTTGGATCAACGCTTGCCGTGAATGGACAGATTTGGGCGTTGGCTCAACAGGCCGTCAACTTTATGAATAGTGATAACACCTTGGGTTGTTCCATTCAGGGTCTTGGTAGCGCAGGTGTTAATCCTGCAATGGTTTTTAGCACTTCATATAGCGAACGCGCCCGCATCGACAACTCCGGCAGGTTGTTAGTTGGCACGTCTACTCACTCTGGTCTTAATGTCACTAGCTACACCGGCTTAAATGCTTATTTTGCTAATACTGGCGATACAGGTATCTCGCTGTCTCGATTCCAAAATACAACCAATGGGCCGTCAGTTCAGCTACTAAAAAGCAGGGGTACTTCAGTTGGTAGTTTAACGACCGTTTCTAGCGGTGATTCTCTAGGCGAAGTTGTTTTTGCTGGTGCTGATGGGGACGAGTTCCGAGCTGGCGCATCTATTGAGGCGATTGTAGATGGTACACCTGGCAATAATGACATGCCGGGCCGCCTAGTGTTCTCCACTACGGCGGATGGCGCTTCTTCTCCTACTGAGCGGATGCGTATTGCGCAGAATGGTGTTATTACTATTCAAAATGGTGCAGTTGCTGTTATTGGCACGCTTACTGATGCTGCAACAATTACGCCAGATTTTGCTGCAGATTGTAACTTCACAGTTACACTTGGTGGTAACCGCACCATTGCTAACCCCAGTAACTTAACTGCTGGTCAAAGTGGTAGTATCTTCCTGGTGCAAGATGCCACTGGCAGCCGTACTGTTTCTTGGTGTAGTTACTGGGAC